GTTACTTTTTGCTCTAGTTTGCACCTAAATAGATCACCTTTGTTTCACGACGCAGAGCGCAAATATGCATCTACTGCGGCAAACATCTGCCAATCGTTCCTTCCAATGGGGCTCCTCTCGCTTAAAAGAGCGGTAGAGGAAGCGGGTTGCAGTGCCCGAATTTTGGAAATTAATAAGCACGTGAACAACGGAACGGTAAATGTTGATTCAACGATCTATAATCGTTGGGCGAGTTTGGCATTGCAGGGCAACCCTAGAATACTAGCGTTCATGGTCGATTGCGATTCATTTCATCATACCTTGCAAATGACACGTGTTGCGAAAGCCAGATCGCCCGATGTCAGTATCGTATTGGGTGGGGTCCATCCGACTATGTTGGATGTAGAAATACTGGAAAGCGAAGCGTCTATAGACTTTATCTATCGCGGGGAAGGGGAAATCTACTTCCCAAAGCTCGTTTCAGATATTTTACATGATAAGGTTCCTGTTGAGACCCCAAATACTACATATAGATTTCAAGGAGAGACCATTAGAAACCCTGAAGGCCCACTTATCAAATCGCTGGACGAGCTACCATTTCCGTTCATTGATGACGTTTTGGTTGATGCAAAAGATGATGTGTGGGTGGAAGTAGGTCGCGGCTGTCCGTTCAAGTGCAATTTTTGCGTGACCGCCCCATTCTGGCATCGCTTGCATCGCGTAAAAACGCCAGAACGGATAGTAAAGGAACTCAAGTATTTTGAGGAAACGATAGCTCGCGGCAATTATAATCTCACCCACGATTTATTTACAACTAATCGAAAATGGGTTTTGCAGGTATGCGATGCCTTTTGTGAATCAGGATTAAAGATTTCATGGAGCTGCAGCTCTAGAACCGATACAATCGACGAGGAAATGATTGAGCGCATGGCCGCCGCTGGATGCAATGGCATTTACTTCGGTATTGAGACCGGAACCGATAAAGGACAGGACGGAATTGACAAGAATCTTGACCTAGCCAAGGGTAGGAAGGTGATCGAAAAATGCATAGAATCGAATATTGCAGTGACAGTGGGTTTGATTGCGGGTTTGCCGCAAGATGATGAAGAAAGTCTGCGTGGTACGATGAAAGAATTTTATCACTACCTTCTCCAAGAGAAGGTAACTGCGCATATATTCGGTTATGCGCCATACAAGGGAAGCCCATCATTTAAGGACATTGAAGGCAGAATTGTTCTTGAACAACGTTTTATAGACTTCCCACTCCCATTTGATATTCGAGAGAAGAACGCCACAGAGATTGCAGCAAATCGCCAATTGCACAGTAGATGGGGCCGGATTTTGAAAACTAAGCCCGTTATGCGTGCCGTTCGGGTGCTGGAAGAGTATGCCCCAGTTATTGGTGTTATGCCGAGGCTCTATGAAATGCTTGCTGAGAACGGAGCGGATCATTTGGATTTGGTAAAACGATGGGCTGATTGGTTAACAACTCACGGGAAACAAAAAAATCAACTCAGAGCCTACGACTACGACTACGGATCGGTTGAGGAATTTCTGCAATTCTTAGAGCATTTCGTTCAAGATGACCCCCACTGGTCTTCGCCCTCGTTCACCTCGGAAGAAATATTGGATGAAATTGGGTCAGAGAAAATTAGGGAGGCTTTCAGAAAGTTTTCTATGTTCGCCTTAGGTAAAAATGTGTTGCCCTCCACGAAGGCGATACCTCGAAGTGAACTGGATTTTTACGTGAATCCTACAATACGGTTTTTAGAGAACGCGAGAACGGGCGAACCAAAGGGGATACTTCTGATCGGAGCGGAAGCAGATGCCAAGACGATTGATGCTGATGCTTATGGAATGTCCGAACTTCGGGAGGCAGTGACCTTGCGGAATGATGGGGCAATAGAGGGGTTTAACACGACCAATCAGAATGATTCCGTGTTAAGGTGCTGGGTAGAACAGGGAATAATAATTGGGGAACCGGGGCGTTACGGGCTTTACGATAAGTGGTTAAGTGAGAATATGCCCGAACCGATGGCAGTTTTAGCTTAAGCGCAAATCTTCGAACTGAAGTGGGCTCGCTCTTTTTTTAGCTCGAGGGAGCAAGAAATCCAAAATAACATAATCATCACTACGCGCCGAAGCTGCCATTGGTGCGTCTGCAGCGAAGGGTAACAATGTCCGCGTTGCGGTCATCCGGAACATGTGAATGCTGCGCCGACGATCAACGTCCGCTTCTAGGAAGCCGATCTGTGGCGACGCGGTTCTCGATGAAAGGCCGGATTGGGTCGTGAATGACGGCTCTAGGCGGGTGAGTAAACGAAAAAACCTGCAACGTGGCGGGCGGCTATGAACCAATTCTTTCCGGCAGATCATGCCCTCCTTCGCGCCTGACAGCCGATTGTTAAGCGTTGGGTGTGATTTGTTAAGGGCTGTTGACAGGTGCGGGGGAACGGAGTTAACAGCGATTCAGGATGACCAGTGGTCCCTGCCAAATGAGGTAATCACAGCGAAAGCTGGAAGTGGCAAACCAAGGCCCCCGGATAGGTGAAAAGGCAAAAGCCAGTCACTGCGTCTAAAATTAAGAGATATGCCCAAACACAAAGCCCGGCGGCAACGTCCGGGCTATTTTTTTACGTGGCATCGGCATCGGTTGATGTGCGGTGTTTTGCAATCAGACCTGGGAGCCGAATATGAAGCGAACGCTCATGGCGGGACTTACGCTTGCGAAGATTGAGAGGGTTGGATGTTCCGTGTTGGTGATGTCGATGTCAGTGAACTGAACCAGTTCGGCAATATGCTGGGGGCTTTGGGGAAAAACGCACCAAAAGTCATCACCCGCGCCCTGAACCGCACTGGCGATATGGGGAAGACCCATGTGGTGCGTGCGTTGGCCAAACAGACAGGGCTGCCACAAAAGACCATCCGCAAGGCCGTGAAGGTCAAGCGGGCGTCGTGGCAGGATTTGGAGTACAGCCTGACATCATCGGGTGGCGATGTGGCGCTGAAATTCTTCAAAAAGCGTGAAACGCCCGATGGCGTCGTTGCGCATCTGGGGACGGCACGCGGCAAGGTCTTGTTTGACAGAACCTTCTTTAGGGGCGGCGCATTCCCTCGCCGGGTAAACCTGAGTGCCTTCGGTGGGCACGTCTTGGATCGGGTGAGCGAATATCGCTTTGACCTCAAGGTGGTGAAGTCCGGCGTGTTCATCCCAATCGAAATGGTCGAGGGCGAAACCGCCGATGCATTTGAGGCTGTCGTGGCTGATGTGTTGCCGCGTCGTCTTGATCACGAAATCAGCCGGTCGCTGGGTATCTGACCGGCTGTCACTTCCGCTTGCGGGCGGGGGTGGCTTTTAACGACCACCACGCAGCTTGCTTTGAGACCAACTGCGCCGACATCCATCACAGAATATGCCGCCCGACTCTCGCGAGAGTGCGGCCTCTTTATTCTGGACATCGCAACAATGACAATGACCAAAGTTTCCGCCGCAGCCCCTGTGGCAGCGTGGTTGGGGGGGAAGAAAGCCCTACACCAGCGCATCATCGAAGCCATCGATGCAATACCGCATCAAACCTACGTGGAGCCATTTGTGGGCATGGGTGGCGTGTTCCTGCGTCGTCAATGGCGGCCACGTCTTGAGGTCATGAACGACCTGAATGGCGAAATCACCAACCTGTTCCGCATCCTTCAGCGGCACTATCCGCAGTTCATGGAGGTGATGCGGTTTCAGATATCGTCGCGCCGGGAATTTGAACGCCTGAGGATGTGCGATCCGTCCACGTTGACGGACCTGGAACGCGCGGCCCGGTTTCTGTTTTTGCAACGCCTGGCGTTTGGCGGGCAGGTGGGCGGCGTGTTCGGCGTCGCAAAGGACTCGGCCCCGCGCTTTAGCCTGACAAAGCTGGAACCGTTGTTGGATGCGGCTCATTCTCGATTGGATGGGGTGGTGTTTGAAAACCTTGATTGGTCAGAGGTGTTGCGCCGCTATGATGGGCCAGACACGCTGTTCTACCTTGATCCCCCGTATTGGGGTGGAGAGGACGACTATGGCAAGGGCATGTTCGACCGCGACCAGTTTGCATTGATCGCGGAGGCGCTTGGCGAGATTACTGGAAACTTCGTCCTGTCCATCAATGATCGCCCGGAAGTCCGTGAACTGTTCGCAGCGTTTCACTTTCGGGAAGTTTCGCTGAAATACACCGTCGCAGCGGGTGCTGCGAAGACGGCGCGTGAATTGATCATAACAAAAAGGGCGGTTCGAACTGCCTTGTTGTAGCGTTCGGGTCGCCAGAAAAGTTAGGGACCGTAGGTTGTTCCAGCCGCACGCGGTGCGGAAGCTGCCCGAGGGTTCGCTAGTCAGACGGCTTTTGCAAAGCCTTAACAATGGAAGGGTGCTGCTTAACAGACAGCGGCTTGGCAATCGGAAATGACGCAGCCCGCCTGGGAAGTTTAAAAAATCATGCAGCCAGCACAGGAGCATCAGACGCAGGCAGACTTTGCGCGATACATGGATGTCAGTCGCGCTGCTGTTAGTCAGTGGAAAAAGCGTGACATCTTGCGCGATGATGCGTTCACCGAACCCAATAAAAAGGGGAAGGTGATTTTGGCGGTCGCGGTCGAACAGGTTCGCCGGAACCGTGACGTCGGACAAGCCCTTGGGAATGGGATTGAAACCCGGACTTCGACTGAAGCCACGTCTAGTGCTGCTGCGCCTGCAACTGTGGCTCCCGTTGAAACCCAGCCAGACCTATTGGGTTCAGAAGCCGCGCCGTCTGCGGTCGGAAAACCAGCCACTGAACTTGCACAGCCAAAGGTCGATACAGTTGAAGACCAGCTGAAGCGGGCGAGGCTGGAAGAACAGCACCGCAAGAACCGGATGGGGGCGGCTGAGGAGGCGCTTCAGCAGGGCAAGCTGATGTCAGCTGAAGATGCCCGCGAACAGATGACGCGTGTGGCCAGCATGATGCTGCAGATATTTGAAGGGTCTTTGACCGATTTTGCTGCAACGATCGCGTCGCAGTTTGAAGTTCCGCAGCGCGATGTTTTGCACTTGTTGAAAGCTGAATTCAGGAATGTGCGCCAGACCGCCACCCAAAAGGAGCGGTCGCGCATCGCGAACCTGGAAAGGAACACAACGGCTTCAGTTGAATTGGATGAGTGATGTTGGACATAGCAATCACCAGTGCGGAGTGGATGGCAGGCGATGTGCTTGCCGAAATCCTGAACCCGCCGCCTCCCGTCGATTATTTGAAATGGGCTGAAGAAAACATCGTCTTTTCGGAACGTGAAAGCGAGTTTTCCGGACCATATAACCGTCAACGCTTTCGCTATTTCGATGACATCCTGCTGGCGCTTTCGCCTGATGACCCTTGCCGCATCGTGACGCTGGCCAAATCGGCACAGCTCGGCGGCACGGTTCTGGCGAACATCTTCACCGGCGGCTCCATGGACATGGACCCCGGTGATTTTCTCTACGTCCACCCGACGGATGAGAACGCGCGGCGCTGGTCGAAGATGAAACTGTCGCCGATGCTGAAGGGCACCACGGCGCTGCGCAATATTTTCCCGATGAAAGCCCGCGATGGGCAGGACTCGGTGACCTATAAGGAACGCCGCGACGGTCGCGGTGCCATCCTGATTTCTGGTGCCAATTCACCGGCATCGCTATCGCAGGTTTCGATGAACCGTCAGGTTCAGGATGACCTTGCGAAGTGGGATATGAACAGCGCGGGTGACCCAGAGAACCAAGCGGACAGCCGCAGTCAGGGTCGCGAGTTTGCGAAGATCTTCAAGATATCGACACCCATGGTCATTCCAGGGTGCCGCATCACAGTGAACTTTGATGGAGGAAGCCAAGAATATCCGTTCGTTCCGTGCCCGCATTGCGGGTTCATGCAGGTGCTGGACTGGGAAAACATGCTGCAAAGTCTGGATGAAGACCATCCGGAACGCGCGCATTTCACCTGTCAGGGTCCAGAATGCGGCTGTGCGATTGAAGATCATCACCGTTCGGAAATGATCCCGCACGTTGAATGGCGGGCGTCTAATCCAAAGCAGAAGCGTTATCACCGTTCGTTTTATCTGTGGTCAGCCTATTCGCCTTTGCAGTCATTTGAGCGCATCGCGCGCTCATGGCTGGCGGCGAAGGGTGACCCACCAAAGGAACAAACGTTCTGGAATGACGTTGTTGGCAAAGCCTATCGCGTCCTTGGGGAGTCGCCACCGTGGGAAGATCTGCGCGACCGGGCGTCAGAGTCCGACTATGCGCATGGCAATATTCCTGCGGGCTATCCGCTGCTGACTTGCGGGGTGGATTGTCAGGGTGACCGGGTTGAATGGCAGGTGGTCGCATGGGGCATGAACAAGCGCCGGGCGGTCGTGGAGTATGGTGTTTTCAACGGGCATATTTCGGATGAAAAATGTCAGATCAATCTGAACGGTCTGCTGAAGCAGGGTTTCCGAAACGCATATGGTCGCAAGGTCCAAATCGACCTTCTGTCCATCGACGGCAACGCCTACACCGAAGATGTTTGGGATTGGTCGCGCAAGCATCCAGCCGGTCGCGTCATCATGGTTCGTGGTGTGCATCCAGAAGGAGCGCCGTTGTTGGCGCAGGTCAAAAAGGAACGCAACCGGCGGGGCAAGATCGTCCGGTATTCAAAGCGGTTCTTCAACTTCGCGTCTTCGGTTTTGAAGATGGCGTTGTATCGCAACCTGAAGAAAGACGACCCGGAAGAACGCGGGTTCGTCGCGCTGCCCAAGGGCTTGGATGATGAATATTTCCGGCAGCTGACATCGGAATCCCGCAAGCCTCAAAAGGCAAAGTCAGGGTTCACCCGTTACCTTTGGGTCAAAGATCCAAATCAGGCGAACGAGGGGCTGGACACCCACTTGCAGGCAGAAACTGCGGCCATCCGATTAGGCGTACGTAGCCTGCCGGATACCGAATGGGACAAGCTGATGGCGGAACGCGAATGCCCGCCAGAAGACGTTCAGGCAGACTTTGAAGATCTTCTAATGGCGACGCAGCCAGCTGCAGCCGTCACGCCTGAAACGCAGGGCAAATCGGACAGCGTGAAAGATCGCACCCGAAATAAGTGGAGCAAGAAATAGCTGTGACTGGCCTGATCAAAAAAGCGATGGGTTTCCTGCGCGCCAATGGTTCGCCTGCGACGGGTGGTTCTGTGTCCACCCGCACAACCGCCCGCTATTTGCGGGACACCAAAAGTGGGGCAATTGCGTCGCGTGTCGCACCACTGACGAACAGCCGTGATGACATCCGTCGCGCATGGTCGCGCAGTGCCGGTCTGGCGATGGACCTTATCCAGAACTCCGGTCGCCTGAAGGGGGCGTGTGACCAGGTGATTGCGGACACGGTTGGTGTTGGGCTGACATTGACGCCGGACCCTGACCTGACCGGGCTGGGCTATTCGGACGAAGAAAAGGCGGATTTTATCCGCTTGCTGAAGCGGCGCTGGAAGGCGTTCTGGCACGACAAAAAAGAATGCGACATGCGCGGCAAACTGACCGGCCCGCAGATGGTCGATATTGGGCTGCGGTGGGACATCGCCTTTGGGGAGGTCACCGGCGTCTTTGATTTCTTCGGGGATGCAGAGCGCAGCCATTACGGCATTTCGACGGGAACAAAACTGTGTTTGGTGCCGCCTTCCAAGCTGGTTCAAGAGACCAACAGTTTGGATGGGCTGTTTCAGGGTGTTCGCCATGATGGCAAGGGGCGCGCAATATCCTATCGGTTTGATACCAGACAGGATGGGGTGCGCCGCACGCAGGACTACGCGGCCTTTGATGCCGATGGGCGGCCATTGGTCATGCATATCTTTGACCCGATGGATGCCACGGATGTGCGGGGGATTTCCAAACTGGCACCTGCGTTCCGCAAACACATTCAGGCCGAAATGCTGGATGACGCGACGCTTCAGATGGCGTTGCTGCAAACCATCTTTGCCATCACGTTGACCTCTGAGACGCCAAGCGCGGACGCATATGAGGCGCTGGAAGTCCTGAAAGAACAGGGCGGTGATGGCGTTGAGTACGGCAAGGAATATCTGGGCTATCTAGCTGGAAGTCTGGATGCGGCTGCTGAAAGCCGGATTTCGGTTGGTGCAGATCCACAGGTATCGCACCTGGGGCCGGGTCAAAAGCTTGGGCTGAAAACGGCCAATGTTCCGGGCAAGGATTTTCTGCCGTTCTCAAACAGCCTTGCCCGCGACATGGCGCGCACAATCGGGTGTTCCTATGGCGGGCTGACCATGGATTACACTGCGGCAACTTATTCCAGCGTGCGCATGGAAAACTCCTCGATCTGGTCGGTTGTCATGCGTCGTCGGGAGCGGATCGCAGCGCCAATGTGCCAGATGGTCTATGAAGGTTGGCTGGATGAAGAAATCGGCGAAGGTCGCATCCCGTTCAAGGGGGGCTATCGTACCTTTAGGGCCAACCGAAAACGCGTCTGTCTGGCCTCTTGGCAGGGTCCGGCGAAACCGACCGCAGATGATTGGAAGGCTGCCCGCGCGTCAAGCGAACGATTGAAAAATGGTACAAGCTCTATCGCTATCGAGACAGGCGATTTGGGAATCGATGGGGACGCATTGTTTGAAGAGCGTCAACGTGATCATGAGCGGTACTTGGGCGCGGGGATGGAGTCACCCTACGCAGTCAAGGCTGATGCTCCTGTTGTTCAGACGGAGGTCGTCGAATGACCGTTGCCAGCACAGTCAAAATCGGCGCTGACCTGATCGACATTGCGAAGCCGTGCGATGTGGTGACCGCGCTGAAGAAAATGCAGCTGAAGCTGGCTGTCGGTGGCGTACGGGAAACCGTGCGCATCGACGGCGAAGAAGTCACTTTCATGCGCGCCAATGACCGCCGGTTGGCTTCATTAATCGCGACCTACGAAAGCGAATGCGCGCGGCAGGGCGGCATGTCCAAGCGAACCCGCTATGCAAAGCGGTTCCGCTTTACCTGAACTTTAGGAGACAGAAATGGCCATTTTGGTGGACGGCGAACTCGTGCTTTACGGGTTTGTCGGCGATAATTATTGGGATGAAGGCTTCACAGCCAGCGATGTCATTTATGCTTTGGCGGAAGTTGGCCGGAACACAGACATCACCGTCCGCATCAACTCTGGTGGTGGCTACACCGATGACGGTATTGCCATCTACAATGCCCTCGCGGCGCATCAGGGCAAAGTTGCTGTCGTCGTGGATGCGATGGCCGCTTCATGTGGTTCCTTGATTGCAATGGCGGGTGACACTGTCGCGATGCGCGCCGGGTCACAGATGATGATCCACGGTCCTTCTGGTCTTGCCTATGGCAAAGCCAAAGACCTTGAAAGCTATGCCGAGAGCGCCCGCAAGATGGGCCGGGGCATGGCCGAGATCTATGCCGAAAAGTCCGGCCAAGATGTCGAAGAGCTTCTGGAAGAAATGGACGGCGAAATCTGGCTGACACCGGATGAAGCGGTTGAACGCGGCTTTGCGACGGATGCTGTGAAGGCGAAGTCGTCAACAGTCGCGGCGTTCGATTTTCGTCAATACGCAAATGCCCCCGAAAAACTCGTTGCCATGGCGAAGAAGGAAAACTGGTCCTTCAAAGCCGAGGTGCGCAAGGCGGCGTCCGCTGCCCCAACCCAAGCCAAGGTAAAGGAGAAACCCACCATGGCACAAAACCCCGCAACAGCGGACCCGAACGCTGCGCCATCCACAGCGGCGACGGTATCCTCTGACGATGTGAAGGCCCGGATCAAGGCCATCATGTCTTGTGATGAGGCCAAGCAGTTTCCAACGCTGGCCAGCCAACTGGCTTACGATGGTGACGACACTGCTGAAGACGCCATCGCGGCCCTGAAGGCGGCGGCGTCGGACGCCCCAACGCCCGGCGACGATGAGCCTGCCGACCCCAAAGGCTATCAGGCCCGCCGGTCGGCAGCTGCGGATTTGGCGCAGCCCGGTGGTGGTGCACCTGCACCCAAGAAAACCGCCGCAACCATCGACACAGGCAGCATCTACGCCAAGCGTCGCGCACAGAAAGGGGCGTAAGTTATGGAAAACGCGACAATGCAAACACGCAATCTGGCCTTCCTTCTGTCTGAAGGGTCGGGCCGGATTTCCCGCGCCCAAGCGACCATCCCGTCCGGAACTGGCAAGGTTGCCGCAGGAACGGTGATTGGCGAATTGACGGCTGCCGCTGGCAGTTTCGTTCCATCGCCTGTTGCTGAAACTGTCGGCATCGAAGGTGCTGAAGTGGCGACGGCCATTCTGGCCTATTCGGTCGATGCAACTTCTGCCGATGTGGAAGTGACCATCATCGACCGTGACGCTGAAGCCAAGATTCTGATGCTGACGTTTGATGCGTCGGTGGATGATGACGCCAAAACTGCCGCCAAAGTCGAACAGCTGAACGCTGTCGGCATCCGCGTGCGCTAAGGGAGACGAAGTCTATGTGGGAAGAATTTTCCGTTATTGCGCTAACTGCTGCGCTGAATAACCAACCCTTTGTGCCCGGTCAGGTCGGTGCGACCGGTATCTTTGGCGAAGAAGGGGTGGCCACGACCACGGTCAAGATCGAAGAAAACAACGGCACGCTGGCCATTATCGAACCTTCGGCCCGTGGTGGCCCCGGTCAGACATCTGATGACGATGACCGCCGGTTGATCCCGTTCGAAATCGACCACTTCGAAATCAATGATGCGGTTCTGGCTGACGAAGTTCAGGGCGTTCGCATGTTTGGCGAAACAGACCAGTTGGAAACGGTTCAGAACCGTATTGACACGAAGCTGGCCAAACACGCACGCAGCTTTGATGCGACGCTTGAACATCAGCGTGTCGGTGCCATCAAGGGCATCGTGCTGTCTGGCAAAGGGCGTGTGTTGCACAACCTCTATGACCGGTTCGGACTGGCAGTTCCTGCGCCTGTTGTTATGGGGCTGGGGGCGCAAGTTGCCGGTATCGCCACGAAGATCAAGAACGATGTGGTCTTTTCCATCGAAGACGATTTGGACGAAACCTATGACGGCATGCACGCCATGTGTGGTCGTGATTTTCATGCGGCCTTGTGGGATCAAAAAGAAGTTCGTGAAACCTTCCTTGCCGACAACCAAGGCTATCAATTACGCGACGGTGCGCCGGATGTTTTCCGCGTTGGCAGCGTGACCTGGGAGCGGTATCGCACCGGGCGTCGGGCAAAACTTGCCAATGGCAATTCGGCATTCATCGCGGACAATGAAGCCCGTGTGTTCCCGACCGGCGTGGCGGATCTGTTCAGCACGCTGTTTGCCCCTGCTGACCTGGAAGAGACGGTGAACACGATTGGCCTGCCGCGCTATGCGCACCAATACGCAATGCCCAACGGCAAGGGTCGCCATCTGGACGCACAGATGAACGCGATTTCGCTTTGCACCCGTCCGGGCGCGTTGCGCAAGTTGACCATCTAACGGGTCCAAGACCAACCAGCCAAGACAGTGGCCCGGTGCGATTGCGCCGGGCCTTTGGCTGTATCCCCATGCGGTGGACCGCATTGGAATCCAGCCAGAACAGGAGACAATCATGGCAACGGTGAAAAAGACGTGGGTGGCATTCAAAGGCAATCTGACCATTCCTGCCGACATGGCGGGTACAGATAAAGACCTTCAGGTCCAGGATGGCGAACCCGTTCAGGTTCCAGCGTTTTATGCAGACAGCGTTGTTCAGGATGGCATCGCTGCAAAATGTGATGCGCCGAAGAAAAAACCTGCCGCGAAGAAGACTTCCGGGCAGACCGCAGAACAATTGGCTGCCGCTGCGAAGGCAAAGCAGATTGAAGACGCTCAGGCGGCTGTTGTTGACGCGCAGGCTGCCGTTGATGCTGTTGGCTTGGGAAAACCTGCCGGGCCAGAGATCGCTGCCCTGCAAGCCGCTAAGGACGCCTTGGCTGCGCTACAAGTCTGATGGACAACGTCCTGCGTGATGAATTGAAGGAAGCGGTGGACGATGTCTGGGCGGAAACGCTGCGGCATCTTCCGCTGGTTTCCGGTCAACAGGACCAAACGCGTGAACAGGTCGAGTTCCTGGCCGTTGTTCGGACAGGTGACCGGGAGCCAGAGCGGATGAGCTTTGGCCGTGGCATCAATGCGCGGTCGGGCATCATGGCTGCAGGTGGTTATCTGCGCATCGACCGTTCGGCCTATCCGGACATTGATATGCGCAAGGGTGACAAGATCGTTGCACTGGAGCGGGACGGCGAACCGGCTTTTGAGATTTTGTCGGTCGATGACCGCTCACACCTTCGGTTGATTTGTGAATTGGGGGATGCCTGATGTCATTGACGATGATGGCGCTGCGAATTGCCGCTGTAGAGGCGTTGAAAGCGGGCGGGACGCTGGTTGGGTCCAACGTGTTGGACAGCCAGATTTCGGCCATTGATCAGACCGTCGACGGTGAGTTGCGGACAGATCAGCAACGCCCGTTTATTGCGGTCTATTCGGACAGCGCCAAATCTGACGATTTGGGCAACACCGGCTTGCGCACCAATGGCCGGGTTGAACTGACATTCAATTGCGGTGTTTCGCTAACGATGGGGGAGACGAACAAGGATACTGGCGAAACAGAAGTCATTGAGGGCTTTCCGTCAACTGATGCGCAGTTTGAGGCCATCCTTGATGTGGTTGGATGCCAGATTTGCCGGGTGTTGACTGACGCAGCCAATCCATGGGCGCAGGTGTTTGGCAACCTGTGCACGCTGGTGTCCAAGTCGCAGGTGCGGTCCAGTAGTGCGGCTGAGAACGTACGACTGGCCTGTGGCCAGATCAAGCTGGTGGTTGATGCCTTTGCTGACCCGCCGCTGGGGCATGTCTTTGCGGAAGGCAGCCACTGGCCTGCGTTTCTGGCGCTGATGGAAGAACATGGTGTGAAGCAGCTTGGGTTATTTCAGTTGATGCTGGGCCAACCGTTGGCGGCAGATTATCCAGACTATGAGGCGCTGACCGGCATGACTTCGCGCGATGCAGCATCGCTGCGACTGTATTCTTTCGGCGGCGTCCCTTCGGCAACTGACATCACCGAAGCCACGTCAGAAGTGGATGGCGGCTGATGGGGATAGCTGAGCAATTTGACGACCTGCGCCGTCGCCTGTCCGAATTGGAACGGCGCATAGGGTCGCAAGGTCGTACCGGTGTGGTCACAGAGGTTGATGCCGCCAAGGGTCTTGCCCGCGTGCAATTGACTGAAGGCGATGCGCCAATGCTGACCGGCTGGATCCCGTGGGTTGAACCGGCAGCTGGCGCGAACAAGACGCACAACCCGCCGTCCGTTGGCCAGCAGGTGGAAATCACGTCTGAAAGCGGTGATCTGCATGATGCGAGCATTCAGGGAAGTCTGAACTCGGACGCTAACGGCAGGCCGTCAGGAGCTGGTGATGAATTTGTGCTGCTTTCGGTTGGTTCTGCATCAATCAAGGCCACTGGTGGTGGTTCTGCCATCGTCATGACCATTGGGGGATATTCGCTGACCCTTTCTGCTGCGGGGGCGGTCAATACCGGTGGCGCGTTGTCTCACAACGGAAAGGATATTGGCGACACGCACACGCATAAAGGTGTGGTCGCGGGGCCAGCAGACACTGGAACACCAAACTGAAAGGAAAGCCCATGACGACCGAATTGAAAGACTACGAAGTGACAGAGGTGCGTTTTATCAACGGCCAACACCGAACTGTTGGCGAGAAGGTTCAGATGACCGAACGCGCCGCAAAATACTACGTTCCGCCATACGGAACAGGTCTGAAACTGGTCTCTGAACACCAAGCCAAGCCTGGCGCAAAGGTGGGCGGCAAGCCTGCTGACAAGGTCGCTAAAGCAGAAAGCTGAATTGGCATGGATCTGAACCACCACACGGGGGCCACGGTCGATGGTTGGGCGCATGTTGCCCAAAGCATCGAGACCATATTGGTGACGCGACTGAATACGCGCGTGTTCATGCGCCAGTTTGGGTCCGACGTCCCTGTGATGGTGGACATGCCGATGAACGATGCCAACATCATGGCGCTTTACGTGTCGGTTGCCGAGGCCATCGACCGTTGGGAGCCGCGATTTGAACTGACGGAGGTGACCCTTTCTGCTGGCGCGGATGGGGTTATGGTATTGCAGCTGACCGGTAATCATCTGCCCAACGCCCATTTGGGCGATGTCACGATTGTGAATGATGAAGCGCAAGTCATCCGGGTGCAGGGCACGCGGATAGACAATTGGAGCCTTGCCGCATGAGCCGATTTGCAGCCCTTGACCTTGGCACATTGCCTGACTTGTCCTCAATCGTGACTTTGGATTTTTCCGCAATTCTGGAAGCGCGTCTTCAAGAGCTGGAAGCGCAATTGTCAGAGGTATTTGACGCGCCAAAGGTAACGGAAGTGATGGCGCTGGCGCGAAACATTGCGGCAAGCCCGATGCGGTATCTGAATGAGGCGGCAGCAGCGCGAGAGTTGTATCTGTTGAACCAGATCAACACGGCGATCCGGTCGGTGTTCCTTTCGACGGCACGTGGATCAGACCTTGAACAGATCGGCGCGAACCGTGGGGTTGTGCGTAAGATTCTGGAGGATGCTGAGCCCGATAACGTTATCGAGGAAGATGACGAAGCGTTCCGCGCCCGCATCCAGTTGGTGATGGAATCCTATTCGCCGCATGGCACGGAAGGGTCATATGTCTATTGGGCGCTGGCCGCTGATGACCGGGTTGTAGATGTTGCTGTCTATGGCCCAAACCATGGTTTGGACCCGGCGGTTCCAAACGCTGAAGCGCATATGGTCGTCCTGTCCAGTGAGGGCGATGGGGTCGCAGACCAGGGCTTGCTGGATGCTGTGTTTGACAACTGCATTCCGGACATGCGCCGCCCTGTTGCCGATAAGCTGACGGTTTTTGCTGCGACGCCTGTGCCCTATGAGATCGAGGCTGTTCTGCACGTCTCGTCTGCGGCGACAGCGGGGGCGGTTCTGGCGGCGGCGCAGGCCACTGCGGACGCCTTTATGCGCAATCGGTTGCGCATCGGTCGCAAGCTGTACCGCACGTCGTTAGCGGCAGCCCTGAGCGTGGACGGTGTCGTTGATGTTGTCATCACCAAGCCGGTCGCTGACCTGGATATTGGGCCGTTTGAGGCCCCGCATTGCACGGCAGTGACTGTAACCGCAGAGGCCGTGTCCGGGGGGTGGCGTGATGTTTGATCGTGCGCAATCGCTGCTGCCGCGCACGGCAACAGACTTGGCCAAGGCTCTGGATATTCTAGAGGAACGGTTGTTTTTGCTGCCGGTCGCGATGATTTCCAAAGACCCGATGGCAGTATCGGAGACCTTACTGGATCATCTGGCGTGGGAAAATTCAGTTGATGTTTGGGATGTCGACTGGCCGGAAGACATCAAGCGCAACGTTATCGTAATGGCGGCAGAGGTTCACCGCTTTAAGGGCACGCCACACGCGATAAAACGCGCGTTGGAAGCCTTGGATGTCCGCGCAGAACTATTGGAATGGTGGCAGGAAGCCCCGGAAGGAACGCGCGGGACGTTCAGCGTGACCGCCTATGCCGGGCGGGCACTGTATTCTGATGAGGAAGTGTTCATCAACCAAAAGATGGTTCGCACGATTATCGCGGTCATTGAACGTGTCGCGCCGGTGTCGCGCGGTTTCACGGTGGCGGTTGGTGCAAAGCTTCGTCCTCCATCAATGCGGATGGCGGCGGGCGCGTCATCAATCGGGTTCGCGCGGTTTCGGATGAACGTCATCCAGCAAGAGCCGCGCCTGCCATTACAATCGGTCCCGGCGGGCCACGCATCAGCGATTTCCGTCACGCGCGGGCGCGTCGCCTAAAATCAGAGGAAGCTTATGTCAGAAACATTCACCCCGGTTATCACCGAGGCGGGTTTTGCTGCCGCGCTTGCTGCCAAGACCGGCGGCTTTGCGGTAGACATTACCCATGTCGCCGTTGGCAGTTCGGGCTATGTGGTGCCGACAAATGCAAGCGGCAAAGCCACGCAAACCGCCCTGTTTGGCGAGCGCCAGCGCGTCGAAATCCAAGACGCGCGCGAGGTCGGAAACGGTCAAACAGACATTTCCTTCGTGGTCGAGGGTGCTGGTGATTACTTCATCAAGGAGGTCGGGTTCTTTCTGGCTGACGGCACGTTGTTTGCCATCGCGTCACATCCGACGCAGGGACTGATCTGGAAGTCGTCCATTTCCCGCGCTGCCATCGCCCTGGAACTTGTGCTGGAAGCGGTTGATCCGTCCAGCATCAATATCGTGTCTGCCGGTCCGCCGTTGCAGCTGCTTATGACACGGGAAATGGCAACCCTATCAACACTCGCCCTCCGTAACGGGCTGGAAAACCTTCGTTTGGCGGACCGCGTTCAAGAAATCACAGGAGACTACTGATGACCGAAACCACGCACGAGGCACTGCTTCGCCAGATTGGCACAGCGGAAGAACTGCTTGGCTATTTCCAAGGCGTTCGCGCCCAAATCGCCGCCGATCAATCAGCACATCAAATCGCAGTCGATGACTTTATCGAGAATGCCAAAGACCAGATTTGGCTCGGTAGTGAGCTTTCTTTTGACCCGGCCGTTACCTTCTCAAAAACAGGCATGGCGCTGGCGGCTGACGTCAATGACCCCACGAGGACGGTCTGGGGCGAAGTGACGCCAGGATTGGCGGCGGCGCGCGTGGTCATCAAGGATGGTGGTCCAACTGTTCTTTCGATTGCCCAAGCGGTGCAATCACCGCCTGGTGCGAGCGAAAACCCAGCCTATCAAGTCGATAACAGTGTGACGCGGCTGCAGTTCATCCTGGCCAATCTCAACGCGTCTTCTGACGACATCAACTTGCTGATTGCGGATAACCAAGTTGATGTGCCGTCCTTCGGATTGTCGATGGTTGTCTCCACGTTGGCCCGTATTCCGGTTGTTCGCAAAGACGGAATTTCTGCAAACGGTCGGCTCTACGTTCGATTTGTCAATGAAGTGGTCGATAGCGGTGCGGTGCCGGGTGGTGCGGTTCCGCAGGCAATCGACACCTATGGTGGGAATACGGTGTTCTCACTGAACCGTATGATCCACCACCCTGCATAAGGAGGAAGAACGATGGATGAAAAACTGACGCAGAAAGAGTGGGAAGCGCTCCAAATGGAAGCTGACCGATCTGCCGTTCGCCAGAGGGTCAAGGGCGCGGCGGGCGATACTGACAGCCTACTTGGAACAACATCGGACGCGGCTGCGCTTGCTATTTATGGCCTCGCAGCGCTTGTCGCCAAACTTTCCACAGCCAATTCGCTCGCGGAGGTGCGTGAAGCTGCTGAACCGTTCGCGCTGCTCTCAGCGAGTTTTCTTGCCAAGATCGACACGGAAAATCCGACCGAAGGCGAGGTTGTCTTGCCCTTCATGTTGAAGGGGCTGGATAGTGTCGTGAAGGATATTGAAGATCGAGCAACTGCCGTGGCGCTGGCGCTTACCGCCGCTCAGTAGGGGGGCGGATGTCGCGGCGCGTTTTCCGGGGAGCGACCTCTGGATGCTGCGCCATCTAAAACTCACATACTGAGAAAAACGGTTTGGCGGTTCTGGCAAACTAGTGAAGCGCATGTGCGCACAACATGATAGGCGATTTCGCCTTTTACCCCGGCCAGCGTGCCGGGTTTTCTTTTGACCAAAGGAGAGACCAATGGCTGACCTCAGCTTTCACCACGGCACGCGACTGTCGGAATCCAATGAAACCCCCGTTCTGGTCCAAGTAGCGCAAACGGCAGTCGTGGGCCTGTTGGGCACGGCACCTGATGCGGATCCTGTGAAATTTCCACTGAACACACCTGTATTGCTCAAGGGTACGCCAACCGATGCAGCTGGAATTGGCGACGCTGGCACCCTGAAAGACGCAATTGATGACGTGTTTGACCAGGTCGGTGCCTATACCGTTGTCATCCGCGTTGAGGAGGGCGTGGACCTTGCGGCCACGATGTCCAATCTGGTCGGCGATGCGACGGCGCGGACCGGCGTTCACGCACTGCTGAAGTCTGAACCGATGCTGGGCATCAAGCCGCGCCTGATTGCGGCACCGGGTTTCACCTCTGGTGACGGTGTGGCGGCGAACCCTGTTGTTGCTGAACTGATTGGCGTTCTGGATGCCTTGCGGGCTATTGCCTTTGTCGATGGTCCGGACACGGATGATGCAACCGCGATCCTGTACCGCCAACAGATCAGTTCTCAGCGGGTCTATGTCGTGGACCCCAAAGTTCTGGTTTGGGATACCGAAACCAGCGCCTATGTGGCGCGCCCTGCTTCGGCCCGTTTTGCGGGTGTTCAGGCGCGTGTCGATAAGGCGCTGGGGTTCTGGCATTCACTATCCAACAAGCCGATCAACGGTATTGGTGGTGTGACGCGACCGGTGACCTATGGGGCGCATTCAAACTATCTGAACGAACAGCACGTCAACACGATCATCAACACCGGCGAAGGCTACATCACCTGGGGCAACCGTGGCGCAACGGGCGATGACATGTGGGTGTTCCTTGCGGTGCGCCGCACGGCGGACTTCATCAATGAAGCCATCGAAAAGGCGTATCTGGAATTCGTGGACAAGCCGTTTTCGGCTGCGAACGTCAAGTTGATGATCGAGTCCGGCAATGCCGCGATGCGCACCTTCAAGGCTGAAGGCGCGATCATCGGCGGCAAGGTCTGGTTCAACCAGGATCTGAACGAGCCAATTCAACTGGCGTCGGGTCGCATCACACTGTCGCTTGATTTTGAGCCGCCAGCACCAATGGAAGACATTCGGTTCATCGCACACCGCAACATCGAATATTATCTGGAACTGGCCAATCAGGCAATTCAGGCTGCGGCCTGATCCAGGCCAGTTCCCAACCCAATGATGCAGGTGCGCCGACATGATCCTGTCTGCGCATCTGCTCTGATGCCATAAAATTATGGCCTGTTCAGGAGACGTGATATGAAATCCACCCCCGCATATTTGCTTAAGGACTGCGCGCTGTGGTTCAACGAGGATGTAAAGGTTGGTCAAGCCAGCGGCATGACGATTCCGCCGTTCAAGGCCAAAACCGAGAAATTCCGAAACGCCGGAATGGCCACAGAACGCGAGACGCCGTATGGTTACGAGCGTGAGAATGCCAAGTTCAAGGAATTGGGCCTGGACCCACAAGTCGTTTCCGGGCTTGGGTTTATTCCGGGCACGAACAACGGCACGTTGATGATTACCGGTGCTTTGGTTGACGAAGACGGCACGGTGACCAACGCAACCTGCTATCTGCGCGGATTCCTGAAGGGTATCGACTTTGGCGAATTCAAATCAGGCGAGAAAGTTGAGGCGCTCGATTGTGAGTATGCCTGGGATTATCTCAAACTGGAAATTGGTGGTTCCGAAATGATCGAGGCAGACGACTTTGACATCAAAGTTGCCGGTGTCAGTCACTACGCGGACGTTCGCGCCGCGCTGCTGTTGTAAGGGGCGCGCACCATGGACCTTCCGATTATCGTCCCGCTGAAGCGGCCAATTGTCATGCCGGACCCGGATGGGATCACCTACGACGTGTTGTCGTTTGATGAACCCGACCTTGGCGCACAGATTGCCTATGCGGAACTGGAGGCCACGTTCTCTGATCCGCCATCGCCCATTGACGCGGGGCGGGTCAGTCGGTTCTGGATCGGGCAACTTGCGGGTATTCCAGAAGCAGCAGCTGCCAAGATCAAGGATTCAGACCTTCCGGCGGTCAATGCAGCGTGCGAGGCCGTCATGGGGATCGACAAGGGCGTCGGCGCTGGTGGCACGTCGGGAAACGAAGACCCGGCAAAGTAGCAGAAGACCTGCGCTTTGCCGCTGGCTTTGTCGCCTCGGTGTTTTCAACGCCACTGCCGCAGGTTTTGATGATGAAGATGTCCAGCTTCAACAACTGGTATGACGCCGCACAAAAGGTGTTTGATGCCACCCGTTTGAAGTTTGAATAGCGTCAATCGTCAGACAGTGGTTGCTGAAACGCATTAAGCGCGTCCCGGTCGGCTGGTCGATCGGGGCCGCTTTGGTGGGTGAATGCCCGGTAAAGGATGAACAGCAACAGTGCGAAGGCACCTGCGCCCCAAATCCCGCCTGCATAAACCCCGATGATGACCGTTGCCGCGATGGCGGCAGCAATCATCAGAACAGCAAAGATCATCGCAAAAACATCCATGCCTTTAAAATAGGCATTTCCCCTAATTTTTCAAGGTGTGCAGACCTGTGGCAAACAAGCGGATCACAACGGAACTGGTCGTAAAGGCGGTCGATAAATATTCGGGAATGATCCGGAATATGACGGGCGTGACAGGTCGGTTTGCGGACAAGGTCCGGTCAGATGTTGGGCGGCTTCAGGGGCTGCGCGGGCCGCTGAAGCTGATTCAAGACTTCAAAGCCGCGCAATCAACGTTCGGCAGGTCTGAGGCAGCGCTCCGTAAATCGCGCGAAAAGCTGAAGGCCCTTCGGGCTGAAATGAAGGCCACCGCATCGCCCACCAAGAAAATGACGCAGGAGTTTGAGCGAGCAAAACGGGCTGCTGAACGCCTGCGTCAGGCACATGAAAAAAACAAGACAGAGTTGGCGCAACTGCAAGGGAAGTTGCGTTCGGCGGGTGTGAATACATCTGATCTTGCGGGTGAACAGCGCCGTCTTGTGGGGGCCTTGGGGCGTGCGGATGCCGCTATGGGGCGGCAAGTTGAACGCCTGCAACGCCTGAAGGCCATGCAGGACCGCATCACGGCCAGCCGCGAACGGATGGACCGAACCTTGGCGCGGGCGGCGAACCTCAGCTTTGTGGGCAATGCCGCGATGGCGACAGGCCGTCGTATATTGAATGCAATGTCAGCGCCGATCATGATGGCTGTCGAATTTGAAAGCGCGATGTCCGATGTCCGCAAGGTGGTGGATTTTGAAAGCCCGGACGCTTTCCGCGCGATGTCGAATGACATTTTGGAACTGTCCACCCGTATTCCGATGGCGGCTTCAGGGCTGGCGGAAATTGTCGCGGCTGGCGGTCAGTCTGGCATCGCGCAAGCGGACCTGACCCGGTTCGCGGAAATGGCAGCCAAGATTGGTGTAGCCTTTGATATCTCGGCGGGGCTGTCGGGCGAGTCGATGGCGAAGATCAAAACAGCATTGGGCCTGACCATAGACGAAACTGGTCTGTTGTTTGATGCGATGAACCATTTGTCCAATAACATGGCATCGACCGCGCCCTCTGTTTTGGACTTTTCCACGCGCGTGGCGGCGGATGGCAAGGTCAAGGGTTTCAACGCGACGGAAACGCTTGCGTTCGGATCGGCCATGATTGCGGCGGGAACCAATGCGGATGTTGCCGCCACATCGTTCCGTAACATGGGTAAGGCGCTGGTGCGCGGTGCGGCATCAACGCCAAAACAGCGCGCAGCATTCAAGGCGCTTGGGTTGGACGCGGCCAACGTGGCGCGGTCAATGCAGGAGGATGCAGTTGGGACAACCCTGGATGTGATGAAGCGCATCAATCAGTTGCCCGCGCACCTTCGGTCCTCGACAGTTTCCCAGATATTCGGGGATGAAGCACGCGGTCTGACGCCGCTGATCGGGAACCTTGACCTGTTGCTGGAATCGCTGGATTTGGTCGGGGAAGAGCGCGAGTACGCAGGCAGCGCAGAGGCGGAATATGCCGAACGCGCAAAGACGACCGCCAACAACATGCAGTTGCTGCGCAACCAGCTTACGCGGCTGGGCGTCAGTGTTGGCGAGGTGGTTCTGCCGCCGTTGAACGACCTGCTGAAAAAGTCGCAAGTCTTTATCGAAAAGCTGGTCAAGTGGACCAAGGAACACCCGAAACTGACAAAGTTGCTGGTCACCAGCGGCATAGCGTTGGGTGGTATGGCCGTGGCTGGCGGGGCGTTGCTGACGGCTGCGTCCGGCTTGATTGGCACGCTGGCGATACTGCGCTTTGGGCTGGCTGGGATTGCTGCGCGGGGGGCATTTGCGGCTGGTGAAATGGGGCTGTTGGGACGGATGCTGCCAAATTTCGGTCGCGCCGGGTCAAATGCGGCGGGATACGCCGATGGTGTTGGTCGCCATATGGGTCGTGCGGTTTCTGCGACGCAGGCGGCGACGACCTCTATGAACCGCTCACTGGCCGCGCTGAAGTGGAAGTCGGTTTTTGCCAGCATCCAGATGTTTCAACTTTGGTCAAAGGTGCCCGACGATCCGGCGGATTGGGAAAAGTTCCAATCCGACAACGTCAAGGACATGGACACGTTCTTTCAGAACGCACCTGGCCTAAAGCAGCTTATGGACGGGTATGATCGGGTGTTTGAGTGGGTGCATGGCAAACCGCCGCCTGCACCAGACGCCTATGTGCCACCTGAACAACGGGTCGCTGTGGAAACACTAGAGCGTTATCAGGGACGCGAAAACCTTCCGAATGCCGACCGGCTGCAAGATTATCAGGATTTGGCAAAAAAGCTGAAACTCGAAATTGCTGCCCTGCAAGAGGAAATGGACAAGCTGGGCACACCATCGGACGCCTATGATCTGGTGTCGCCGGATTACCAGCGGGCAAAGTCGGAAATGGTTTCGCGGATTGCTGACCTGGAAATCATTGAAGGTCAGATTGTAAAAGACAAAGCAGCGTTGGCAGAACTGACGGCTGCATTTCAAGTTTTGTCCGGCACCGAGGTCACGCCAGAAATCAGCACGGAATCTATCGACCGTGCATTGGCCAAGGTGCAGGAACTTGCCGCCAAGCTGCGGGCCTTGCCGTCATCCGGTGCACCACAGACAAATACGGTTCCAAATCGTGAAGAAACGCCATCGGCAGGCGCGCGTGCATTTGGTGGGCCGGTTCGCGCGGGTCTTCCTTATCTCGTGAACGAACAGACACCGAATTCGGAATGGTTCGTGCCGTCGATGTCAGGGGGGATTCTTAATGTGTCTCAGGCACAGGCAGTTTTTCGGGCGCATTTGGTGGACATGGGGCGGGGTTTGCAGAAAAGGGCGCACCGGGTTCGCGGGGCTGCACATGCACGGATTGGGGGTATCCCGCCATCAGATACTTTGCGGCGGGGTGTAGGGCCTGCGCGTGATGTAATATCACGTGTAGGTGCTTTTGGGAGCATGAGGTCTGTTCTTTCCAACCAGTCAGCGTCCCTCATCAGCGATCTAAGGCAGGCTATGCAACCGGGGCGCGTCGCCGGTTTGGGGGCGCGGCTTCGGATGTCGCCATCATTCGGCGCGCCACAGACAAGTGTTGGCCCGGCGCGCGAGGTCACGCCGTTGGCGGGTGCGCGGGCCTTTGGCGGGGCGATCAGGGCAGGCTTGCCCTATCTGGCAGGAGAGCGTGGGCCGGAACCTATCTTTTCCAGCCAATCGGCATTCGTCGCGACCAACCAACGGATGCAGCGTTTGCAGCAAATGTCGCAGCGTGTCCGCACCGCTGGTCTGGCGTCTCTTGCGGTTTCAGCGGGAATGGTCGCGCCTTCGGTTGCAGTGGCATCTGGTGGGCCGCAGGGTGCGCCCGGTGGCAAATTCGGCGATGCGCGGGTCGAAATTCACGGCGGTATCCACATTACCGCTCCGTCTGGCGTTTCTGACCCCGAAGGGTTGGTTGATCTGTTGGAGTCTCGGTTGGGCGACCGGATTTCGGCGACCGTTTCCGCCAGCTTTTCCGATTAAAGGGGGACCTGATGTCTGGACCTGTCACCATGGCCTTGGGGCCATTCTTGTTCCATTCGCACGGCTTTGGTTACACCGATGTCAGTCGCAAGCTGGATACGAGTTGGGCCGAGATCCAAACGGCGGGGCGGCTGAATGCGCTGCAATGGACCGGTCCAAGTTCTGACGTTGTCACCATCAACGGTGTGTTGTTCCCGACGGAATTTGGCGGGTCCGGCACGTTGGCGGCGGTTCGTTTGGCCGCAAAGAACGGAATCCCGCTGATGCTTGTGTCCTTGGGCGGCATGGTTTTTGGCAGCCACGCTATTCAGAAAGTGGATGAAGACCGTGGTTTTCATAATCGTTACGGGGCACCTGCGCGCAATGCCTATTCCATTGAGGTCA